GACAAACGTCCGGGAAATTTGTTTTAAATTGCATTTCTAATTTTGACGCATTTTGCTGCATTTTGAGCAAATTTTCATCGTAATACGTTAAATTGTCAATACAACTCTCTAAACGGTCTGCATCAGTCCCCATTTGATCCAACAGAGCATATTTTTGCAATAATGTATCTACAAGTCCCTCGGTTTTAACCATAGCTGTTATTTCAGTAATCTCCGTTTGCAACCGGCTTAACTCATTCAAAGTATCTTGCAAATCATCAATCTCTTTATTTAACTGTTTCTCTGAATCAATTGAAGTCAACAATTTATTAACGTCACTTTCCCATTGAACAATGTACCCAACATCTTTAATTTTTAAATCAAGGTATTGAATTTTTTGAATGGTTTGTGCAATCTTATATTTTTGATTGTTCATATCATCTAATCGGGCTTCTTTACGTTCCAATCGATTTAATGTATGTTCAATCAAATCTAAATCGGGGTATGCCTGTAATTCCTGTTTATATTTATTTACCTGTTCCTGATAATATTTAATATCAGCATTTATTTTACGAATAGCTGAATTAATATTAGAGGTGGTTGAATCAATTTTATCCAGATTTGCAATTTTGTTGAAATATTGTGCCACATTTCCAGGTGTTTCACTTAATAGGAAAGGACTGTCCAACTGTTGTTGCAAATTAATTTCATCAATCCCCAATACTTTTTGTACTTCATCTGGTACATTTGTTCCAAAACCCACTAACGGATCATCATTGATTTCATACAAATTACCGGCAGAACCTTTACTTCGGCTAATATTCACATTGTCATCTGTGGTGGCAATTACAACGGTATCACCACCCCATGAGCTACGAAAATTGTCACCTCCTGGCCGGTTCCACACTAACCAACGCAACGCCCGAATTATTGCAGTTTTGCCACTGTCACTACTGCCGGTAATAACATTCACACCCTTATCAAATTTAAGCACGGAGCTTTTATGGCTTTGAAAGTTTTGTATGGATAACGCTGTAATCATTATTCAAATGTTATGTGAAATTCATATTCATACCCTTTACCGGCTAAGGTGCTTGTATTACGGCACTCAACATCAATGCGTTCAATACCAACTTTATTTGTTTCATTGTATTGCTGTAACAATGATCGTATGGATTTTATTAAATCCCCGGCTGCCATTACCTCTTTTTTATCACTCATTTTATTCTCTTTTTAAACGGTTTTCATCTACTTCAATTATCTTATCTCTACGTCCAATTTCTTGAATGTTAGCCATGGTATCAAAAAATTGTAAACTTTCATACCACTTTCCAATCACCCAATGGTCACTTTGTCCATTTGATATACGTACCCAATAATAACCGGAGGCACGTTTTACATTTCTCCAATCAACAATCCTTCGTGTACGTTCTCTTTTCATTGTAAATTTGATCGTAAAATAGCACTTTGATTTTTTGCTACATGATATACAGCCATTGCATCAGCTACCGCTTCATCTATATATTTCACATTTCTCCACGGGACTTTATAGATTTTGGAGATAGCTGAAATAGTTTCATTTTTGGTTGCTGACCGTTTATGAAGCAAGTGTTTTTTGGCATCGCCTTCACTATACCACTCAACAGGTAATTCCAGTACATCAGCAATAGTTTGAACAATACCGGTTACAATTCCCATCATTACCGCAGCCGAAGCGTTTTGACTTCCGTGTGGCAACTCTGATAGAAGCATACGTACATTATAACCTCTGATCAATTCTAAAAGAATATAATTAATTTCACTTACACGTCTGACCGTATCATCCCCCTTACGTATTCTGCGGACTTTATTTTCTGCACTGGTTTTGATGCACCCTGCTTTCTCAACAGTTCCATCTGCGTTAACAATAGCCCATCCCCATGCTGTAAGGCTTGGATCATTTGTCATTACCCGGAACGGTGTAGCCGTCCTTATTGTCCTTGTTCTACTCATTTTTTTTGTCTATTGTAAATTGAACAATCTGACTTTGTTTAACAAATTCATCAATATTACGGTCTGTAAAAGTCATCCATAAAAATCCCCTCCAAAATTCCCATTTGGCACAGTTACGGAAAACATGAAAAGACCCACTTTTTAATTTGATATAAATTGTAATCATCGTAATAGCATATTAATGTGTGAAAATAAACGCTTTGTGTTTTTACTAATATTCATACCAGTAAAAATTAGATCATAACTTTCTACATAATCACCTAAAATTTCCTCAATAACAATATCCATTTGTGTTTGGATATTTTTTGATTTATCATACAATCTATGGTATCCGGCATATTTTTTAAAATCCACCCATACATCAGGATAACGCCACTCAATCCACTTTAGTAATTTTTCTTTGCTCATCGTATTTTAGGTTTACGATCACTATCAAATTTACTTTCAATCTCTTCCCACAAATCAATTACTTCATCTTTTAATACAGATTCCAATCCGTCATCCTCAACCATTGCAATAGACTTTTCCAAACTAACGTCCAGTTTTTGATCCCGTACCATATATACAGTATTTTTGGTATAGTTTTTAATAAATTGAAGATTTTCACGAATGTCATCAATACCATAATCAAACAAGATGGTTACCGGAGCAGTACGGTATGGTTTCCAAACAGAACTTTTAAACACTTCATACTCAACTCGAACCCCGATTGGACGTTTAATCTCTTTTCCAACTACTTTAACCTTACTTTGTATTTTTTCGGGTCTTGTTGCACGAAGTCGCAAACTACTGTAAAATCCAACGGCTTCCCCTCCGGGACTTACATATTTTTGTCCGTATGGTCCGGCATCCATATTTACCCGAACTTGGTTACTACAAACCATCAGGTAGTTTTTCTGTTTGATAATACGGCAGGTTTTACGTAATTCTTCACTAAATTCTTTAGCCCTGCGCATACCCATTTTATCACCTTCTTTATTTTCCATTTCAAGGTCTGTGGATAACGCAGCCAGAGAATCGGCAAAAACTCCATTGATAACCCCTTGCTTACTCTCCGGCTGCCAGTCCCGTACTCCTTTAAATACTTGTGTAACCAAATCAGGTGCATCGTAATTCTTATCAGTAATTTCCAACCCGAACATTTTTGCAAATTGAGCATTTAACCTTGCTTCCGGGTCATGAAACATTATACTTCCTCCGGTACGCTGAATATTACCAGCAATTTCACTTAACAACACACTTTTGCCACAGCCGCTCGGCCCGAATATTTCTACAAGTATTCCCAAAGGAATACCGCCACCTCTTACATGACCACCGCTAATTGCTAAATCAAGTAAAGTGGAACCAGTGGATACTACCACGCCAAAATCCCCTTCATACTCTTTTGGTTCAATACGCTCTGAAACTCTGCGTTTAATTTGATCATGTAGTGGCATCTCCTTCGTCCTTGCTCTTTTCATCATCTATTAATGTTAAAATTTTATCAACATAAACATCCAATCCTTTTGAGATCAGTTCATTTTTTAAATCCATTTTAAATGTATGATAATTCATACGTTTACCGTTTGGGTGTGACCAGAAATAATATGATTTTTTAGCAATGTTAATAACCAAGTCATTTTCAATTGGATCAACGTCACTACGTACCCATGTCTCTAACAGAGATTTCACAATAGATGATTTTGTTACACCATGTGAAATACTGTAAAGCGAAAGTAGCGTAGCTACTTTCTTAGGTATGATTAATCCTAAGAAAGTAGCTTGCTTATTCGTAAATTTTCTTTTTATTGCTTTTTTAAGTATTGGCATAATTACTTACGATTTTCTTTTCGACAATCCCTCCAAACATCACAATCGTCACAGTCTTCAAAAATGTCATAATCTTTACCAAATACATGACCGAACGGACAACGTGTGTCAACTTCTTTAGGTTTTCTTCTACGTCTGCGTTCACGTGGTTTTTCTTCCTCCGGCTCTTCTTCTTCTTCTTCCTCTTCCGGTTCCTCCTCCTCTTCTTTTACTTCCTCACGTTTACGGAATCCTTTTGATGTACGTGGTTTTTCTTCTTCTTCCTCTTCCGGTTCCTCCTCCTGATCAGGTACTACATTAAAAAAGAGATTTTTAATAGCATCATATTCCATTAGAGTGAGACAATCGTCCAAATTCGGCACATCATCCAATATGGATTCATCATATTGTTCATCTCTTTCAACCAATGTAAATCGAGTGGCTTTGGCATACTTATTTTTTCCAAAAGTATCTTCCGAAAACTTAACAGCCACTGTACTTCCTTCATCTGGCAATGCAAAATTTTCCCAATTAGGATCATCCTCTAATTGTTCCTCCATTACTTCCTCAAATATTTTATCTGAGAACTCAAATAGCTGTATGGTTGGTTCTTTAAAAATATGTTTGTCAACTTTTTTTACAACCACAGCATATAGCACACGCTTTGTTACCCGAATTTCATCAAGCTCTTCCTCATTACCTTCACCTTTATACAACTCTCTTTTGTACTCACAAATAGGACACGGTTTACCAAATGAAGTAGGGCATACAACACTGGTATGATTCACACCAACATTACGGTGAAGTTTAAATGGACGTTTAAACCAGTAAACACCTTTTTCAGCACCAACATCTTTGTCAGGGTGATTATCTGACGTTACTTCATACGGTAAAATATCCATTTCCACCTTGCATGTATTATTTTCCAACTGGAAAATTTCAATACCATTAGGTATGGTTAAATACCCATAAGACCTACCTTTTTTCCTTTTGTCGGTAACATCTTTCATTTTACCTTTAAATCCAAATTTTCTTTTCATACAATTACATTTTTAAAATTTGTTATTATTTATCCTTTCTATATGTACGTACACGTCCTTGTATTCCCTTACGTTTCTCACGTTCATCATGTAAATTGCGGGGTACACGTGGCCCTGCAAAATATTGCTGACCATGAAGTACAACCAGGTTTTCAAGTGCTGCTTTGCGTGTGAAACTTATTTCATTTTTAATCACTTCCGCATCTCCCATTACTCTCATAGCCTTAATCCAACGCTCTTTTGCTTCCTTATGATCTTTATGATTTCTGTAAAAAGCCTCAACATTAGCTCCCGTAGCTTTTATACCTTCCCCTAAATACTTTTCAGGGTCTTCGTTTGCAAGAGCAACTAATTCAGCTCTAACTACTTTTACATTTTCTTCTGCCCTTGTAAATTCTTCCTTGCATTCGTTATAATACATTCCCCATTTTGTTGCCAGTTGAGCCTGTTCCAACCATTCCACATCTAATGCGGAATCATCAATGTGCATATCCCTTTCGTAATTCATAATAAATTAATTTTTAATAAATATCTGGTTCAGTTGCATCCCAATCACTATGTTTACGTTTTCTTTTTTTTGGTTTATTATTAACACCTTTAATTTTATCTATT